GCCATCTACGTAAGCCTTCGTAGTGCGTGTGGCTATAAGAGCCTCCCTCAAGAGAGGAAAGTTCCTAACCATATGCATCACAAGGCTACAATCCACCAAGTCAGAGGCATCGCTAAGATCTAGCGTTGCGAATCCTCCCACTGATAGGGAATTACTCCTACCAGCATAAGGAAGTGATCCACGGCGGGCAAGCTCCTGGTTAGGAGTTTGGTCCTGCCAACTCATGACACGACCGATAGGTTTCCTATCGATCGCTCTATAGAAGGATTCCATTATCGCCTGCTGTGCATATTGCATCACAGTAGGTTCAATGGCAATCAATCTAGGAGCGGATTGCGTCTTAGGAACGGCAATAACCCTTGAAGGGATTTCCGTTCCAGGCAGTGCTCTACCTGAGTCTACTTCATCTTGATAGATGCCGTAGCTAGAATATCCATATCTCCCGCGAGGGAAAATATGATCTAGTTTCTCAGGCCAGGTTTGACTTTCAGGCTCGAACTTCGTATTACTACGAAGTCGATCCGCTGTCGCACCTGGTCCATGGCGTGGAATGAGGTTTTCTCCGTCAATGTCATCAGACACTGACTTGAAGACTTCCCCAAACAGCCAATGAGCCATCGTAAGGAACTCCTGCTTCGCAGCAGGAGTCACATTCTTACGAAACTCTCGGACATGAGCATCATTAACGATGTAACGGGCGAGTGCAGCATTAACCCTTTCGGGAGTGCATTCCTTGTCCACCTTCTTCAGAAGTCCAGAAATCTGGAACATCCGTTGAACGGCAAAGATAGCTTCCGAGCTATCTATGTCCATCGTTATCCTACCATCACCTTCATCGAAAACGAGACGAAGAAAACCTCCAAGAAAAATTGGAAGTTTCTTAGACTTCAAGCGCTTGAAAGGCGCAAACAAGTCGTCGTCGACGTACCCTCTGTCAAGAGCCTTTTGAAGGTCCTTAAAGAAGGATGGCAGGGTAATCGTTAAAAACGATTCCCCTTCGTTTTCGAAACGTGTCAGGACTGTTTTGCAGTCCTGACTGGTGTCAATGCCACTAAGCATGCCAGCCTCGGCCAGCATGCGGAGTTGGAGTTGCAACAAGCTTTTCATCAATGTCCTTTCAAGGGCTAGTTGAATCTTGTCGCAAACAGCACAACGCTTGGCCTTTCAGGCCAAGTGCGAACCTCAGTGCTTTCTCTTGCCCTTTTGGGGGGAGAAAGCGATCATTCCAATAAGAATGACCAAGATCGAGAGGCCACCAATGATGAGTACTACTGGTAACAGTAGATCATCCCAGGTGACCATTACTTCTCGATTCCAATGAGCTTCTTGATGTTTGTATCAGTCGAAGCGGCCAAGTTGGCTACAAGACCTTTATAGACATCCAGAAGTTCGGCCGCCGTAAAGCCCTGAACAGGGCGATTGACGGTTACGCTGACGACGCAGTTAACGGGGCGATTTACCCCAGTAACATACGGATCGGCAGCGACTTTGGATACCTTGACACTAGCAGTGCTGGTCGTCCTGTTACCACGAGAGTGGCGAACAAGGAGAGACACGGTACTGTCAGAGGAGAGATACTCTCCATTCGGAGATTCCGAAACCCTTGGAAGGGAGACGGTTCCGAGTGTCGGAAAAGGTACGGACTGAGGATCGGCGAAGGCCATTTGCAGTACTCCATTTCATTGTAGAAGTTTATACTCCCTTTTGGAGAGTGTTTGCTAATACTCAGGATTGAGTACTCGCACTGTAGTCAGTTGCTGAACACCGCAACCTACAGTCTGCTGCTCCCGCCACCTTTTGTGGCGATAAGAGCAGCTAGGATGGCTAGCTGGGACGGATTAAATTCCGGCCAAGCCAACTCAAACCCGTAAGGTGTTGCACGCACCCGTTCCTTAGTATCCTGTTGGACACTGGTACGGATAGGCCCAGTCTTGGAACCGTCACCAAAGACGACTCCAGTATGGGTCCATGTCCTATACACATTTACTTTGTGCATTAGGTACGCGTAACGCAACACGGTTGAATCATTGGCTAGCTCATTATTGATGGCAAGTATGTCACCAACGTTTGCGAACCAATCAAGCAACCAGCTCCACGGAGTCAACTCATATAGCAGATTTATATCAAGCTGGATACCAAGAAGGTGTCGAGCTTTAAATGCTGCTGTTCTCATGGATTCATTCCAAGCATCATCTGCGAGGAAATACATCCAAGAGGACGTCGACCAATACGACTCAGTCGTAACGGTCTTCATAGTGAGTAACCCACGAGTATTCCGGTAGCCATTGGCTTGATAGCCAATTTCTCCCGCGGGATCTTGGAACAAATTAACTTCGTTCCAATAATCAACCCCGCTAGGGTAGTACGGAGTACCAGGAAGAGCATTGTCAGTTTCGACAGTCTCTGTGGTAGTCTGCACATCCGGATTACGGCGATGCCTGGTAATTTTCTTACCTGCATCCTTGGTGTACTGACGGAGGTTGTCGTCGATATAAACTATCGCACGACACCACTTGAGTACGTCACGAATCAACGGAGCCCAACCAAATACACCATTGAGATACTCGCTACCGCTATTTTTCAATAGCTGCGGCAAGCCTCGATGGAGATTTGAATCAAGCCCGTTGAATGGAATCGTGGGCAATTGAATAACAGTTTCTGTTATCAACTGCACCAAGTTAGCCTGAGGAACACCTGGCCTCATGCGCTTTAGGAAATTAGTCCCTACAGACGCATGAATTTCAGGTCTCGGCAATCGATAAGCGATAACTCCAGTCGGATCGTCATATCCATTCCAAAAAGGCCATGGATCGACGGCGAATAGAGGACCGCTGTAGTAGGAGTTAAGATAACCCCTACAACTGAATTGCTTGCGATCAGGTATCAATCTTGACACCTTCTCAACAAAGAATTCATGTCCATTGTCGAACGGCCATCTAATCGAGTTTTCTGAGTCGGAGAATATCTCCTCAACAGATCCCTTGATAGTGCCCGTTCCTCCCCTCACTTTCGTACGATACGAAGTGACGGTTTCGTGGGAACGAAGTCCAAGCCTGGAAACATCTTGTATGCCTCCAGTCGTCGCACTTGCAAAGACAGCCTTGTAAAGGCCATCATTCAAGAAACGACGTTTAGTTGAAACTTCGCCCATAGAGCATCCTTACGTGTGTTCGGAATGAGTTCTATCTGTTTGCTGCACTGCAGTGGATAGATAGAACAGTGTATGTCATTTCGGACATAGGCTTTGACACCTGGGAGGCCCCTTGTGGGC